TTTACAGGTCCACCACCACCTCCAGGACCTGGACCTGTAAATCCAAAGCCAATTGGAGGATGTGCTGGCACTAGATATGGATGTTGCCCAAATAGTCAAATAGCAAAAATAAATCCACAAGGCAGTAATTGTGTTTAAAATTATTTTTATTTAAGTTGTAATATCTCCCTTTATTATATAAATTTATTATATAATAAATGTACTCAATTTCTCATTCATATGTTTATGCTTATTCTTTATATAAACACGCAATTGCTTATTTTGATTTAAGCGAACCTAGATATAAATATCAATTATATACACAATTTTATACACAATTTTATACATTTGATTCGAATAAAACTAATTTTGGTTTTTGATTATAAAATTTACATTTCTTTTTTTCTTATTTTATCACGAATTAACATAAGTTCATCAAATGTAGTTGGAGGTGATCCTTTATTAAAATGATTTAATTTTGCGTCCCCCGTAGCTAGTAATAAAGTTTTTAAATCTTCATTTTGTGTAAATTTAGCGTATTGAGCTGCGTATAATTCTCTCGATTTTCTTTTACTGAAAAAATCAGAATCCGCTGTAACTTCAACAGGTCTAATACGTTGTCCGTCGTGTATGCCTGACTTATCGCCAGCGTGTTTTGCCATTAAAGGGTCTTTTGATAAATCAGTTCCAGAATCTAGAGAGAAACTTAAATAAAAATCTGGATGTGTTTTCTTAAATTTAGAAGCTTGATAATAATGCTCAACAGATGCCCAATGATGATTATCTAATGAAAATGGTTGTACCCAAAAATTAGACAATTTCTTACGCCATTCTGGAATACTAGCTAATGTAGAGAATTCTTTTAATCTATCATTTGGTATTTTCTCTCCATTTCCTTTTCCTGGTAGTGGTTTTCCAACAGATTTCGAATAAAATTGTAATACAATATCGTCATTATATAGTCCTCTTAATTTTGCTTCAGTTAGGTCTTCATATTGAGCCTCTTGTATTACTGTTTTTTTTTGACTTGCTTTAAATTTTTGAAAATCAGGAATAATAGCAAACGGCCCTGCGTTCTTTTCAAGACATTTTTCATAAATCATCTTCTTCATATCATATGGTATTTCAGTAAATTTAAATATTAATTTTTTTTTATAACCAATTAATTTGTAATGATTACCAGTGTAATCTAATATAATATAGAAATCCGGTGTAAATCTGCCACGTTGCTCCAAAATCTTATCATTTAATTGACCACATTGTAAAACATTTTTTAAATCTTTTGCTCTATAATTTTCACTAGAGAGAACAATAAACTTTATATTTAATATTCGCTCTAATGTAGATATAGCCCATGTATCAGCCCAAAAATCACAATTTTTAATTATTCTTTTAAATTGGTCCAAATTTTCAACACCTTTCATAAATTTGTATTCTTTTAACATGACAGCAGAAACCTTTTTCTCTTCAACTAATCTATCATGTTGTTCTTTGACTTCTTTTGCTTGTGCTGCTATAACTTTTTGCTCATTTCTATCAATAATTGATGTAAATTTTTGTTTTAACAATAAATATTCTTGTTCTAGTTGTTTTATTTTACTTGTATCACTCACTATGGAAGCAGAACACATATCATATTGTTCTTTATAACCTTCAAAAATTTCTTGCGTAGCTTGTTCAGCTAATTTTTTTCTTAATTTATTGACACTTGTTTGTTGTGCAATACTTGAAAACGCATCCCTTATTGTTGAAAATAAACAATCACCACCACCTTCATTATCTTGAATATTATAATTTTTATTTTTCATAAATTTATCTATCCAGGTATCTGTTGTTGATTCGTGATATTTTTCTTTAATATCTTTGGCTTCTTTTTGTGTTTCTTCTCTCAATAATGGAGGAACCGGTACACCTTTTATTTGTACAAAAATATCTTCTCTTTCAGGTGGAATATCATATTTACCAACAATTAATTCCTCTTCTTCCTCATCCTTTTTCTTTTGTTTTTCGTTTTCTTGTTCTTGTTCTTCGTTTTCGTCTTCTTCTTCTAATCCAGATTCTTCAGAAGGTAGTTTATGTAAAGGTACTTCTGGTTTTAATCTCATTTTATTCAAAAATTCTTTTGTAACAAATGAATATATAAGTGGATCTTCCATTTTTTCAATATCTAAATTATTATATTCATCTAGATAAGATAAATAATCCGTAGCTTTTATTTCATAAACACCAATTTGAATTACTTTATTGTTATATTTAACTAAATAAATTGGAAAATATAATATATTTTTGTCTTCATAAGTATTTTTTGAATTACCAACAGCTACAATTACATCAATATCTTTAATCTCTAATTGATATAGATTAGCTTCGGTTTTTAAATCTCCAGTATCTACGGTTTTGAGTTCAGGATAACTTACATCTTTATTTATTTTTGATAACACCATTATATAATTTATTAGGATATTTTATATTTAATACTAATTTAATATAAAATAATTTATAAATAAATTTTTATTGCCAAATGACAAATTTTTTCATAAATTTATCGGCCTTTAATTCATTAATATAAAACCACATATTTTGTCTTTTAAAAACAATATCTGAATTATTTTCATTATTTTCAAAATCAACAAGGCAATTTATAATTTGTTCCTTATTAAATTTATTATTTTTCATTTCTTTTGCAAAACCATAATATTCACAAATTAACAGCAATTCTTTTACCGTAAAATTATCATGATAATTTATCATATGTGGTATTGTTAACTCATCTTTTAATTCATTAGTTTCAATTTCTTTCAACATTTGTTCAATATTAAAAATATTAGTTTGTTCTTCATCTTCGTGTTCGTTTTCAATTTCTTCTATATAATATGATATTGCTATATCAGAATCATTTTTTGATGCCATAATTAAAATATACACTATATTATTTAAATAATATTCAAATTATATTTATATTTAATAATATAAGTACAAATATACCGATAAAAACAAATACACAAACAAAAATAAAAAAAATGTTTTATATTTAAATTTTTATTTCATTGTACACATTTTTATATATAATTTTACATTTCTATCAAATCCATAAATTTAAATAGTGTCTTATTTGTTAAACTCTTATAATCCTTGACTTTACTATTTGCGATTTTCTCAATAATTTCGTTAATATTATATCCATCGATATCATCATAACATTCTGAGCCGTCATCTTCATAAAGTTGCTTTTTATATAAAATCGCAATAATTTCTGTCAATTCTTCTACTTCATTCTTTTTATTTTCTAGTGAAATAAAGTTGTAAATATTAGCAAGTAAATTTCTTGTGATTACCATTATTTCTTCCTTCGAAATAATACCATTATTCATCAAATTAATATAGAAAGATGCCAATGATTTGCGTTTTTCATTAATTTTATTTATTTCACAAAACTTATCATAGTTTTCATTGGGATCTATATATTCAATATTATTGAATAACTCGGTAAATCTTTGTAGATTCTCTTGATATTTAGACTTAATAAAATCAAATTTAGAAGATAAATCAGTATACAAATCGGCATATATTTTTGAAAAATATCTATTAGATGAAGCAATATCAAATATATTTGTTCCAATATTACTCAAAACACTTTCAGAATTTTCATTTACCACTTTTTCAATAATTTCTACAATTTTATTACGAATATCAATATAATTCTTATCAGTGATTTTATTTATTAATGCTCTGATAGAATCAAAATCAGCATCAACACCAGATTTCGCTTCAATTTTTGTAGTCTGAAATGTTCTTAAAGAATCCCAATCATCATCATTTAAAACTTCCATACCTTTATTTCCTCGCTTTTTCTTATTACCTAAATTTTCCTTAGAAATAGATGCTGATGCTACTGGTTCAATCTTCATAGGATTTTCACGCTTTTTAAAAACTGGTGTTTTAATATAATCTGGTGAACCAACTTTTAGAGCTATATTAGATATAGTTTCCATAATATTATCTGGAACTTCATAATCAAACCCGTTGAAAATAATATCCTCAATTTTTTCTAATGTATATCTTAAAGTCTTGGTTGTCATATCTATCAGTTTACTTTATTTTATATTATTATGTTTATATCAATTTTTTTTTATATATAATAATATATGTAAACACACTTAAATACATTTACATATATTATACTACAATGTCAAAAGAAACAGATATTACTGTAAGCGATTATAATGAGGAATTAAATAATGAATCCTCAGCAGAAGAAATAAGATCATGGGATCAGTTAAATTTACATCCTAGTATTTTACGTGGTATTTATGCTTATGGATTTGAGCAACCAAGTCCTATTCAACGTAAAGCAATTAAACCAGTTATTAATGGTAGAGATATTATTGCTCAAGCTCAATCGGGAACAGGTAAAACTGCCACATTTACTATAGGTGCTTTACAGAGTATAAATATTTCTGAACATTCTACTCAAGTTTTAATATTATCTCCAACTAGAGAACTTTCCAGTCAAACTGCTAAGGTAATTAGTAGTATTGGCATTTTTATGAATGGCCTAAAGATTCAAACTTTTTTTGGAGGTTCTTCTATTGAAGAAGGAAGTAGTTTTTCAAGTAAAAATGTTCCTCATATTATTTGTGGTTGCCCTGGTCGCGTTTATGATATGATGAAAAGAGATAAAATTAGTAGTAAAACAATTAAATTAATAATTTTAGATGAAGCAGATGAAATGTTATCATCTGGTTTTAAAGAACAAGTCTATAATATTTTCCAGTATCTTAATAACGATATTCAAGTTGGATTATTTAGTGCAACTTTACCTGATGGAATTAATTCTATTATAGAAAAAATTATGCGAAATCCAGTAAGAATTTCAGTTAAGCGTGAGCAATTAACACTAGAAGGTATTAAGCAATACTTTATTGCTCTTGATGATGATAGACAAAAATATATTACTCTTAAAAATTTATTTTCTTATATAAACGTTTCTCAAACAATTATTTATTGTAATAGTATTAAACGTGTTCAAGACTTATATGAAGCCATGTGTGAAGATGGATTTCCTGTATGTAGAATTCACAGTAACATGGATAAATCTGACCGTGATAAGGCATTTAATGAATTTAAACATGGAACATCTAGAGTACTCATTTCATCAAATGTTACTGCTCGTGGTATAGATATACAACAAGTGAGTATTGTTATTAATTTTGATTTACCAAAATGCGTTCACACTTATTTGCATAGAATTGGTCGTTCTGGACGATGGGGAAGAAAAGGTGTAGGAATTAATTTCATTACTAGACGTGATATTGTACATATTAAGAGGATTGAAGAACATTATTCAACACAAATTTCAGAGATGCCAAACGATTTAGCATTTTTACAACAAGTTTAAAAATATTTAATATTATATTGAAAAACATTCGTAAAAATAATTCATTATATTTCTATTTTTAAATATAATGAGCGACGAGACAAAAATTAATGAGATAAATGAACATTTTAAAATTCCTATCTATTATAATGATAATAAAGTTGAAATTAATAAAAATATTATTGAAGATTTAGAATTAGTTAAAACAGTCGACACATCTTGTAATCCAATCTATACATATTGTTTTGACAATGATAATGATGTATCTAAAAAATTAAACGAACAAATTTGTAAATACTATACGACTGATGCTAATTTCTTAAAAGAAAATCAAATACTTTTAAAAAACTATGTTTCGTTAGGTGTTAAATATACAGATTATTCCACAAATTATAAAAATATCATAGATATTTGGAATGAATTAAAAATCGATAATGGATTTAAAGAGAGATATTATTTTATAGAATGGGAAATGCTAGAATTTCTTAATAGGTCTGAATGGTTTTTACAATTTATCAGTATATATAATCTTTTATCACCTGTTATATCTCTATTTGTACCAATAATTATATTAATTATTCCATTTGTTATAATTAAAATGAAGGGATTACAAATATCAATAAGTGAATACATCGATGTATTAAAAATTGTAGCTGAACAAAATGCTATTGGAAAGCTATTTGTTGTAAATTTTAATGAAATAAACATGCAAGAAAAATTCTATATTTTTGTCTCAGCAGCGTTTTATTTATTTTCTATATATCAAAATTTTATGGTTTGTGTTAAATTTAATAATAATATGAAAACTATACACAACCATTTTAATGAAATAAGAATATATTTAGATCATACTATAATTTCTATGGAAAATTATTTGGAATATTCATCACAATTGAAAACACATGAACAATTTAATTCAATAGTTAGAGAGAAACTTGATACACTTAAAAATATACAACAAAAAATAAAAAATATTACTGATTACAATATGTTTAATTTTGGAAAATTAAAAGAAATAGGTTATGTATTTAAATGCTTTTATGAGTTACATAATGATAAAATATATGATGACGCAATAATGTATTCTTTGGGATTCAATGGTTATATTGACTGTCTAAAAGGTTTACAAAAAAATATTCTAGAGAGAAAAATAAATTTTTGTTTATTTATAGATAATTCTAAAAAATCAATTATAGAAAACGGTTATTATGCTAATTTGAAAAATTTAAATCCTATTAAGAACACCATAAAACTTAAAAAGAATATGATAATTACTGGTCCAAATGCTTCTGGTAAAACTACCATATTGAAATCTTGTTTGATTAATATTTTATTTAGTCAACAATTCGGATGTGGTTTTTATGATTCAGCAAAAATAAAACCATTTAAACATATTCATTGCTATCTAAACATTCCTGATACATCTGGACGTGATAGTTTATTTCAAGCAGAAGCTATAAGATGCAAAGAAATTTTAGACATTATAAGTGTAAACAAAAAAGACAATCATTTCTGTGCTTTTGATGAGTTATATTCTGGAACAAATCCTGAAGAAGCTGAACAAAGCGCAACAGCATTTATGAAGTATATTACTAAATATAAGAATATATCTTGTTTATTAACAACACATTTTATAAAAGTATGTAAGCGACTTGAAAAATCAAAAACTATCGTAAATTATAAGATGATAGCTGAAAAGAAAGATAATGAAATTATTTATAAATACAAATTAGAAGAAGGAATATCAAATATAAAAGGTGGTATAATTGTATTAAAACAAATGAATTATCCTAAAGAAATAATTGATAATTCAAATGTTCATTAAATGTGTATATTTATTTTAAGTAATATAATTTAATTCGTTAGTAAATAAATTAATTTATATAATCTTTTTGTAATAAAATGGCATCTATAGTAGATTTATTTAATCCAACTTTTTTAATATTTTTAGGAGTTTTAGTGCTTGTAGTAGCACTTCTCGTTGTTTATTTTGAAAGTAAAATGAGAGACCAAAATCATAAAATCGCATCTGTAGTAAGTTTAGTTTCTACACTAGCTGATGATATGAATAGTGTAAAAATGGGTTTAAACCATATGATAATGTCAGGAGGACAAATGCTACAAAACAAATATCCTAATTTTAATAATAATTTAGGAAATGTTGAAGTAAAAAAAGAATTAATTGAAGTCTCTGACGATGAAGAATCTGATAACGAAGAATCTGATAACGAAGAATCTGATAACGAAGAATCTGATAACGAAGAATCTGATAACGAAGAATCTGATAACGAAGAATCTGATAACGAAGATTCTGATAATTCATCTGATAATGATAGTAAATCTAATAACGATAAAAATATTAAGATTTTAAAATTAAATATTTCAAATGAAGAAGAACCTGGAAGAAATAATGAATTTTATTTAGAAGAACCAGTTGATTTAAATAGTGATTTTGAACCAAACGATGATTTGTCTGAAATTGGTAATGATTATGTAGATGAGGTTTTAGACCTTAAGTATAATGAAAATTCTAAAGAAGATATACATTTAGGAGAACAGAAAGATGAATCAATAGTTTTCACATCAGATTTAAAGACAATATCTATTAATTTAGGCGAGGAAAATACTGTAAATGAAGGAGTTGTTGATTATAAAAAGCTTCAATTACCAAAGCTAAGAAGTGTTGTTGTTGAAAAAGGTCTTGCTTCAAACACAGATGTAGCAAGATTA